ATGTTGACGCTACGTTCAAAACTCGATTCTATCCCAACGATGTGGAAAGATCATTTGGCCCTTTCAATATGGCTAACCCCACTAGCCTACGTTTTACTGGGCGACAAGTCAGGATACGCATTGAAGGCGTTAATGCTGATGATTGGCGTGTTGGTATTAATAGATTGGAAGTCATACAGGGTGGCAGGCGATGAGCATACTTGACAGCCCTCCAAGGTTAATTAACCTTAATTGGTTACAGTGGGCGCAAAGAACATCGGTTTGGCTGGCGACAACTCGCAGTGCTTTACGTCATCGTGGCGCAAGCGAATCAGCCGCAGAAGATGGTGTATTGCTCTGGAATCAAACTGGTGAATACCCTGTCGTTTCAGTTAATGGTGCTTATATACCTGTTCAGATTGCTAGAGGTTATACAGTGTCGGCATTGCCTACTGGTGTCATTGGTCAACGGGCCTATGTGACAGACGCAGCCTCACCCAGTTTTGGCTCTGCGGTATCGGGTGGCGGTGCGGTGGTTATACCCGTATTTAGAAATGCTAGTGCTTGGATTGTTGGGTGACTGAGTTACAACGCTGCAAAGGCTGGATTGAATCGGCACTAGAATATGGTGGTGGAACACACATTTATGACGACATTGTGACGGCTATCGTTGAGGGCAAGATGCAACTATGGCCTGCTGAAAATTCATGCTTGGTTACTGAAATTACGCAGTACCCTAGAAAGAAGGTTTTGCACGTATTTTTGGGCGGTGGAAATTTAGATGAAATTAAAGGTATGCAGGGTGATGTGATTGCGTGGGCAAAAGCGCAAGAATGTGAAAGTTTAACAATGAGTGGTCGTAAAGGCTGGTCAAAAGCATTGGCAGACATTGGTTGGAAATCCCAGCTAGTGCTACTTGAAAAGAGGTTTTAATATGTCCAAAGGCGGCTCAAGTTCACAAACTACTGAGATCCCAGCATGGTTAGAAAATGCTGCGATTCAGAATATAAACAGGGCAAACGATGTCTCCCAGATTGGGTACACGCCCTATTATGGGCCAGACGTTGCAGCGTTCTCGCCTATGCAACAGCAAAGTATGCAATCTACTGGCAATGCGGCTAGCGCCTTTGGTTTAGCCCCTCAAGGCTACGATGCAATGGCAGGAATGCCACAGGCCCAGACATTTGCAAACGGCATGCAGGGCTATTCTAGCGCCCCTTTATATCAAGAGTCTGTTGACCAATTGCAAGCTAATCGCCCCGCTCAGTTCCAAGCTATGGCTGATATGTTCATTGATCCCATAACAGGCGCACCAGCAAAAAACAATTACCAAGCTAGCCCAGCACAAGTGCAGCAGATGTTTAGTAATAGCGGTGGTGGCGGTGGCGGTATTTCACCTAATGGCGGTGGTGGTAATAGTAGTGGTAACAATGATGGTGAGTATTTTGGCGTTAACAGCCAGTACAATCCATACGGCTATAGCACCCCAACAGAGGACATTAGCGGTGATGGCATTGTTGATTATCGAGATATGAGTTTTGGTGAAGGTGGTCGTAGAGATATAGGTTTTGGTGAAAATGCTGGAAACTTCCTTAAGAATCTTACAGGAATTAGTACGATTGAACGAGGCATTGATTATGGTCAAGGCTTGGCAGACGGTTTTACTCCTAGCCCATTTGATAATGGCTTACTGTCACAAACTAGCGGAGCCTCTATGACTCCAGAAGAGTCTATGCGTATCGTTAATGAGAATGCTGATAGGTATGCTAGATTAAGTAATGACCGTGGATTTAACCCAATTTCATTAGGTAGTGTTGGAAGCGGCATGAGAGATGAAATGTTGCGGAACGATACATACTCATCACCAGCAGGTAGGCAAAGCCTTTTAGATAATATATCGTTTGGAGGCTCAAATCCTATACCTCCAGAGCAGCAGATTATAATTAATCAACAATTTCAGGATCTATTAGATAGACAGGCTTTTGAAGATAATCAAGCGGCACAAATAGCCCCCGTTACCCCATATCAAGCGCCAGTTATTAAGCCATTACCGCCAGTAGTTATTAAGAAAAAGAAAAAGAAAATAGTAAGTAATAGCGGCAGCAAAGATCGTGAGCCAGATAACTGGTCGCCTCCAAAGAACAACGGCTACTCAGGGCAAAGCGGAAAGAAATCTACTAAGGGCAAAGCCAGAACTGGCTACAGCTTCGGATTATAAGGAATAAGATTATGGCAGGTTCAGGCAACGGAATTAACGGGCAAGTACCACAAGGTACTAATCAGCAAGGCTTTAATGAAGGTATCAGGGTGACTGAGCATGGGCCTATGCCTCAGCCTAAGCCTAATAACATTACTTATGATGGAACTGGTATGCCTATAATGGGAGCGCCTATAGATGACATGGGCGACTGGGTTCCTCCTCACTTGAGGGATATACACAACCAGATGCGTAAAAGCAATGGTGAAGCTCCACGCCTTGACTTTGGCCCTGATTCACTAGAGGACTATAACGCAGCGAATCCTGAAAACTTCCAAGTTATGAAAGATAACAACCTAAGAAATGCACCCCCACAGGGTTATGCTGGCGGTGTAACCCCTAAAGGTGGGCCGCAACAAATACGGCAACCTATGCAACAGCCTCAAGGCTTTAACGTCAACCAAGCAGCAGCGCAAGGCATTCAGCAGGCACAACAGGGCGCATCTTCTGAGATGGGTTATCGGCCTATGGCTATTGGCGCGCCAAGCCAAGCTAATCTGCAGCAGTACACTAACCCGTATGAGTCGCAAGTGGTTAACCAATCACTGGATGATTTAGAGCGTAGCCGCCTAATGGCTCAGAACGCAGGTGACGCACAAGCAGGTGCGGCTAATGCCTTTGGTGGTTCACGCCATGGAATTGCAGCAGCAGAGACTAATCGCGGATTTGCAGATCAGGCAGCACGTACAGCTTCAGGACTACGAATGGGAGGCTACCAGAACGCACAGGATATGGCTCGACAAGCTAGCATGGCTAATCAGCAGGCAGGGTTCCAAGGCTCTCAACAGCGTCTAAATGCAGGCTCACAGCTTGGTAACCTGTCTAACTTAGGCTTTGGTATGGGCCAGACAATTCAAGGTAATATGGATCGGCAGGGAATGATGCAGCAGGCGCTTAATCAGCAGCTAATTAATGACGCTAAGGGCCAATATGCTGGCTATACAGGCGCACCAGCTAATAGCTTGCAGTATTTGCTACAGGCAGTAGGTGGCGCACCTAACTCAAGCACTACTTCAGGCGGGTATAGTCCGGGCTTGTTTGATTACTTATCACTAGGTGTAGGTAATGCGGCTGGTATCAAGAAAGCGTTCTTTTAAGGGAAGATGAATCATGGGTTTGTTAGATAATATCGGTAAATTTTTAAGCGATGAAGAGAACCAGTTGAATCTGGCTTCTGGCTTTGCAGGCATGAGTGGCAACCCCAACGCTGGTAATATCCAGCAGGGATACCAGAATCGCCTAACAGCTTTGCGAGATGACCGCAAACTAAAGGCTAAGACTGACTTAGCATCTTCACAGGCCAACGCTACCTTCGCGGCCTTAAAAGCCGCTGGAGTGCCAGAAGATGTTTTAGCAGTAGCTAGGACTAATCCATCGCTAGCGAAGACTATTACATCATCCTACCTTACAGCGAAGATGGGTAAGGGTGGCATGGTTAAGTTTTCTAGCCAGCAGATTGACCAAAAAACAGGGCAGTTATTTACGATTATGTCAGACCCAAATAACGAGACTTCTGTCAGGATAGATGTTGAAGGTGCTATAGGGTTGACGCAGGATCAAAAACTAGCCCTAGAAGGTAAGGCATCTAGCAGGGTTGATGATATAGCAATGGCTAAAACTAAGGGATTTGCCGCCTTTGATCGAGCCAATAGTATTGATGAATCTCTAGGTAAGTTGGAGAAAGCTAGGCAGGCTGTTAATAATGGCGCATCTTCTGGTGTTATGGCAGGATTTTTCCCGTCATTTAAAGCAACAACAACAGCATTAAGAACTACTGCCAACTCGCTAGGTATAGATATTATCAACAGTGCCACTTTTGGCGCATTGAGCGAGAAGGAACTACAGTTAGCATTAAGCACTGGTTTAGACTTGAGTTTGCAGGGAGATGAATTAAAGCTACATATTGCAGATAAAATAGCAGCGCAAACAAAGATGCGTGATTGGCTAATGTCGCAAGCCAAGATACTCACTAAAGGTGATACAACTTATTCTAGCTATATACAGCGGTATCACGAAGAATCGCCTAGAGCAAATCCAATTGTAAACTACGGTTCTCCTCAAGCTGCATCTGGATCTGGTACTGCTGGAGGTGGTTTTACGCTATCATTAGCGCAGATTAAGAAAATGACACAAGCCCAGAAAGATGCGTTTGAGAAGCTAACTGGTCAAAAGCTGCCATAGTAAGGAATATTTATGTCTATATCAGATGAACAGTTTGAGCAGTTACTAGGTCAGCTAGATGATATTCAGCCTGACGATGAAGTGGCAAGATTAATAGCACAGGGCGCATCATTAGGATTTAGTGATGAAATTGAAGCTTTAGCTCGTACACCATTTCAAAGTGAAAGTTACACAGAAATACGTGATGACTTGCGTAGGAAGATAAACGCCCATAGAGAACGCGAACCAATTCAAGCTATAGCCTTAGAGGGCTTAGGAGCAATGCTTCCAGCAATAGCTACAGCTGGTGCGTCTACACCATTGTCAGTTACTAACGCAGCTAGACCAGTAGTAAGGGCTATTCAACTTGGTATGGGTGAGGGTGGATTAGCAGCTATAGGATTAAGTGAACGTGAAGGTGTTGACAGCTTAAAGGATGCTCCATTAGGCGCTACTATAGGCGCTCTTACAGGCCCAGCAGGTTATTACGCTGGTAAGCTTGTAGGAGGTGCTTCAGATAGATTTCTAGAGTTTATACGCCAACGTGGTAATACCCGCATGGGTACAGTTATTGAGAAGGAGTTAAACCGTTTGGCTGATCAAACAGGGTTATCACGGGATGAACTTTTTGAAAAGATTGCTGCTGGTGAAACCATGTCAGATAATCAAAGCCTACATATGACAGTAAGGTCGTACATGTCTCAAGGTGGCGAGTCAGAATCAATGATAAGGAATGCTGTGCCTGCTAGAGCAGATACTGCACGATCAACTGCTAAAGAAGCGGTTCAGGTTGGTTTAACTGGAGGCACACAAAAGAACGTATTAAAGTTTGCCCAAATGAAAGAAGGTGATTGGAAGAAAGCGCTAGGGCAAGCTTACGACAAAGTTTTTGAAGTTAATGGTAAGAAAGTTGAAGCAAATCCAGATTTAAGTAGGCAGGCTTTAGAAGTAGTTCAGCGCGTACCAGAAGCGCTAACTGAATTAAAAAAACTTTACCAAGTTCGCAACTTAGTGCCATTGTTTAAAACTGCTGATAACGGTGCAATAGAAGTCAGTCGAGTGCCTACATTAGAAGATGTGGAAATAATCAGGCGCATGACAAGTGAACAGGCTCAAGTCGCTGGTCGTGAAGGTCGAGGCGCATTGAAGTCTGAGCTTATGTTGCTAGAAGATAATCTGAAAACAAACATTGATGGTTTTAGCCCAGATTTAAAAGATACTCGCGCTGGTTGGTCAAGAATGGCTGATGCTAGAGATGCTTTTGATAGCGGTAAAAAAGCGTTTACAGGTGATGTTGAAGCCTTCGAGATATTTGCAGAAAAAGTAATGTCTTCTTCAGATCCAGCTAAAATATCAGCTTTCCGTGAAGGAATAATGTCCAGCATTAACAATAAGATGGCTGTTAATGGATCTAAGCGATTCTTGGCAAAGCTAGCTAACCCAGAGCTAAGGGAAGGCAGGGTGTTTGCTAATGTATTCCCAGAAGATCAGCAAAAGTCTGCACTTGTTAAATTAGCACTACAAGGTAAGACTCAGTTATCTTATGAACAGATAATAACTGGGCCAAGCACACAGTTAGTTGACGCAGCAACTAAACAGCAAAATCTAGGTATTGGTGTTGATGAGATGTTAAGCGCATCTGCTGGTAATTTAGCATCTGGTATTAGCGTGGGCATGAAGGCGATTAAATCGCTTGCTCCAAATCTAACCGACACTCAACGTAGACAGATTACAGAAGTTCTTTTAAGTGAAGACCCACAATTTGTTAAGAATGCAGTATCAGATAGTGGTAAAATGGCTCAACTACAAGCTAGAGTTAAAAAGTTAACTGATATGATTACTTCTGGAAGTGTTGGAGCAGGTGGATATACAGCAGGTAAGGCTTCTGAATTTGCCATGAAAGGTCTATTAGGTGAAGTACAACCAGAAAGTACAACGCAACAAGGTGCAATGTAATGTCAAAGATGTCAAAGGACGAAATACAAGGCGCAATCACAGACGCTATACAAGCTGCTATTGATTACGTTGATAGTGATATTGCACCGCAGAGAGAACGCGCACAACGGTACTTTGATGGCGCTGTAGACCTAGAGCATGAAGATGGACGCTCTAAGGTAGTTTCCACCAAAGTTCGTGACGTAGTGCGTGGTGCGAAGCCTAGCTTAATGCGTGTGTTTATGTCTAACGACAAGTTTGTGGAGTTCACACCTAAAGGCCCAGAAGATGTAGCTAACGCAGAGCAAGCCACGGCCTACACGCACTGGGTGTTTAACAAGTGCAATGGCTATAACATACTAAGTAATGCTATACACGACTCTCTAGTTAAGAAGGTTGGTCTAGCCAAGGTATGGTGGAACACAGAAACCATTGCCAAGACTTACACCTATGAGAACCTATCTGACGAAGAGGTTCAGATCCTAGTCAATAAAGATGGTGTTGAGGTTGTAGAGCATAGCCAAGAAGTAGAGATTGAAGTTGATGAAAGCGGCTTTGAAGTAGAGAGCAATACCCACAGCATGGTTATTTCTCACAAATTTGAAGAAGGTGAGATGGTCATTGAGGGTATCCCTCCAGAAGAGTTCTACATTGACGGTTCAGCTAAATCTATTGATGACGCTTACATTGTTTGCCACCGCACAGAGAAACGTGCAGGCGATCTAGTTGCTATGGGATACAGTGAAGACGTTATTGACGGCTTATCTGGCAATGATGACAGTGGAGTTAGTGGCGAAGTAGAGAAAACCCAACGCTTTGGTGAATCTATAGAAACGACTGACGGCCTAGCTAACGATCCCTCTATGCGTACTATTATAGTTACCGAAGCCTATATGCGTATTGATGCTGAAGGTGACGGCATCCCAACTCTGCATAAGTTCTTATGCGGTGGAACAAGCTATGAAGTATTAGATATGGAGCCTTGGGATAAAGTTCCTTTTGCTGACTTCCATGTTGACCCAGAGCCACACGCATTCTACGGACGCTCACTGGCTGAGTTGGTAATAAACGACCAAGACACGACCACTAGCGTACTAAGAGGTATTTTAGACAACGTGGCTTTAGTAAACACCCCAAGACTTGAAGTAAACGAAGACCTAATTAACATCGATGATGTGCTTAATAATGAGATCGGAGCAATCATCCGATCAGAACAGATTGGTTCCGTTAACCCCCTCACGGTTCCATTTGTAGCTGGTTCAACTCTGCCAGCCCTACAATACTTAGATATGCTAGTTGAAGAGAAGACAGGCATCACTAAAATGAGCATGGGCCTAAACCCAGATATGCTTCAAAACACTTCAGCTACAGCCGCAGCACTGACTGCACAAGCTGGCGCTGGTCAGGTTGAAGTAATGGCTAGAAACCTCGCTGAAGGCACTAAGCGGTTATTCCAGCTAATGTTACACGTAGCCGTTAAAAACTCTCCTGACGAGCAGATGATGCGCCTGAACGGGCAGTTTGTCCCAGTAGACCCAAGTGTTTGGGATATTGAGATGGATATGGAGATCAACGTAGGTTTAGGGACAGGACAAGAAGACGTTAAAGCAGCCGCACTAATGCAAACATTCCAAACACAGCAGCAGATCTGGCAGACCTACGGCCCTACTAATGGCCTAGTAAGCATGACACAAATGCGCAATACGTTAGCTGATACGCTTGCGTTGAGTGGGTTTAAGAATGCAGACCGCTATTACGCACCTATGAATCCAGAAACCGAGCAGCAGTTAATGGCTCAGATGGCAGAAGAGGCGGCACAGGCAGAACAAGCGGCATTAGAACAAGGTCAGCAGGGCGACCCAATGGCACAGGCACTAATCCAAGCAGAGCAGATTAAGGCACAGGCCAGTATGCAGGGCCAGCAGATGAAGTTGCAGGGCAAGATGCAGGGCGATCAAATCAAACTGCAAGCCAATATGCAGGTTAAGGCTGCTGAGATGCAATCCGAACAAGGTAAAGAATTGGCTGAATTGCAGCTTAAATACCGTGAATTGCAGCAGGGCGATGACCTTAACCGCGATAAAATGAACCAAGAGCTACTTATTGAGGCCGCTAGGATATTGGGCCAATACGGCAGTGCTGTTGACGTTGAGCGGGTTAGAGCCATGCAAGCATCACCAAGAATGGGCAATATCTAATGATTTTAAAATCTCAGGCTTTGAAATTGTTAGCCGATGATACTTTTGTTGCCGTTTTTGATAGTGTACGAGCAGAACAGGTAAAAAGGTTCTTGCAATCTGGCAAAGATGATTCTGAAGCTAGAGAAGATGCCCACGCAATGACGCGGGCTTTAAATGAGTTCGAGAATACCCTCAAGCGTGTAATAACGAATGAGGATATGAAAGACAAGCGTAGTAAATAAGGATAGCACCGTGGAAACGACTAACCAAAGCATTGAAAGTGCAGTTGAGGCGCTTATGGCTCCTAGTGAGTCAGAGATAGCCGAAGTAGACACTACCGAAACCGAAGTGGCAGAAGTAGAAGAAGCGGAGGTTGAGCAGGAAGCCGAATATGAAGATTCTGATGACGATGCAGAAATTGCAGAAGATGAAGATGAAGATGACGGTGATGAATATGATAAGCCTGATAATGAACTAGACGATCAAGAAGAGCCTGCGCTCCACCCCGTAAAAGTTGACGGAGTAATTTCGCATGTAACTCTCGAAGATTTAATCAAAGGATTTGGCGGCAACCAATTCGTCCAACAAGGCATGAAGCAAAACGCAGAGGTGCGCAAACAAGCCGAGGAAGCCTATAACGGGCTAAATCAGCAAAGAGCGCAACTTGAACAGCTTATGCAACAGGTTCAACAGCAAGGTGTAATGGCACAGCCTGCTCCACCCACGAAAGAGCTTTTAGCTGATGACCCGCTTGGGTACATCGAAGCAGATGCTAATTATCGTGAAGAGATGGGCAAGTACCAGCATCAGCAGCAGCAATTAGGACAGCAGCATCAAGCCATGCAGCAGGCGCAAGAACAGGCTAATAAAGCCAACTTGCAGAATCAGCAGCAAGAACTTAAACGACTAATCCCCGATTTTGCAGATGCTAAAAAAGCAACAAAATTAAAGGACAGTCTTATTGAGCATGGCAAAAAGCGTAATTTTACTGAGGCTGAATTAAATTCAGTGGTAGATGCACGAACCATGCACGTTCTTCATGAAAGTATGTTGTGGCGACAGTCATTGGAAGGGAAAAGTAATGTGCAAGCAAAACTGAAAAAAGCCCGCCCATTGATGAAAGCTGGATCTAAAAAGCAACCTGAATCTGATAGCAAAAAGCGCAGTAAGCAAATGTCACAATTGAAAAGATCGGGCAGCGTAGCAGACGCAGCCGCGTTATTGTTTGAATAGTTAATTTAAATTATTTAGGAAGAAATTATCATGGCACAACCAGCAAACACATTTGATACATACGATTCAGTCGGCATTCGTGAAGATTTGTCGAACGTAATCTATAACGTATCCCCAGAAGAAACTCCTTTACTTAGCTCTATTGCTAAAGTATCGGCAACCAACACTTTACACGAATGGCAGACCGATGCTAACCGCGCAGCGATTGCAACGAATGCTCATATCGAAGGTAACGATACTGCTGGTGATGCAGTTACAGCCACGACTCGACTTGGAAACTACACCCAGATATTCAAGAACGCTTGTGTAATCTCAGGTACAGATGAAAGCGTTACCAATGCAGGTCGTGGTAAAGAAATGTCTTACCAAATCGTGAAAATTGCCGCTGAACAAAAAACTGACATTGAGATGTCTTTGTTTGCTAACAATGCTCGCGTAGCTGGTAATGCTACTACTGCCCGTGAGATGGGTGGTTTAGGTTCATTCGTTAAGACCAACGTAACTAACGTAGGCTCTAACGGTGCTAACCCTGCTGGTAACGGTACTGATGCTCGTACAGACGGTACTGCAACTGTATTTAGCCAAGCGGACTTTGACCTTTGTATGCAAGAAATTTGGGCAGAAGGTGGAAAGCCAGATACTGTTTATTTGTCTACATTCCAGATGAATAAGGCACTTGGCTTTACTGGTAACAACAACCAGCGTAGCACTGGCGCATCTGGCAAGGTTGAAAACTTGTTAAATGTTTATATGACACCTTGGGGAAGTGTTACGTTTACCCCTTCTCGTCATAACCGCACCAAAGATGTTTGGATTATCCAGAAGGATAAGCTAGCACTTGCATCTTTACGTGCAATGAAGAACGAAGCGTTATCTAAAACAGGCGATAACGAGAAGCGTCAAATTCTGTGCGAATCCACTTTGGTCGTCAGAAATGAAAAGGCGTTAGGCTTGATCGCTGACTGTACTACCAGCTAAATCGTATATTTGTTATACGCAAGGGGGTGCTTCTGCATCCCTTTTTTTTAAGGAAATATTATGGCAAAGATTGCAGAGCAGTGGTACGAAGAAGACGGCAAGCTAATCCACGTTAAACAGCAGGATTGGACACCTATGCTGGATCGTGCAGAAGAGTTACGACAGAACGGCAATGCTGATTTTGGTGATTCTAAGTTGGTAGGCGTAATAGACGCTGCACTAATAAGCGAATGGCTTAAAGAAGCGGGTATTGGTTGGGATGACCCAGCTATGGATGATGTCGTAAAGCGCAAAATGCTCAGTGGCGAGTTTGACAAGTTACGAGTATGGAAAGGCAATTATTAAGTAATCGGTTTAATGGAGTTATTCATGGATCTGGAATCTCTTAAAGAATTTGCAACCGAGCGCCAATGCGAGATTATTGACGCTGTATTGAAATATGGATCTCAAGCTAAGGCAGCTACAGCACTAGGCATTAATTCAAGAGGCTTAGAACGGACGCTTAAACGCGCTAAAGAACAAGCTGCAAAACGTGGGTGGGCACCAGAATTTAGCTATTTACACCCAACCCCATCAACTCATGTAGCTAAGGGTATCTCCACCTACTACGATCTACGGACAGGGGAACCTCTTCGCCAATGGGTCAAGAGTGATCTAAAGAAAGAGAGCCTTGTCGCTGATCTTGAGGGCGTTGCAAGCGGTTTAAGCCAAGAACTAACCAAGTACAAGCCGTTACCATTCAAGCCTGACAAGGCCGTTAAAGAGCGCCTAGCTACTGTGATTATCGGTGATGCCCATATTGGTATGTTGGTAAAACGCAATTATGGGGGAGGCGATTGGAACCTCAATATCGCTGAAACAGTAACCCTTCAAGCAATTAAGCAATTGATTACTAATTGCGGAAAAGGTACTGAGTTTTTGCTTCTAAACGTGGGTGATTTTTTGCACTGTAATACGCCAAATATCACGGCGGCAGGGACAAGCCTAGACAGTTCGGGTCACTGGATTGACTCGGTGGAATCTGCTGTAAGAATCTATAGACAAACCGTTGAGTGGGCGTTGGAGCTAAACCAAAAAGTCACCCTAATGAACACACGTGGAAATCACGATGAAGACCTAAGCATGGTAATAAATTCCATGTTAACCGTCTTTTATGAAGATGAACCAAGAGTAAATGTACTTTCTAATGTTTCAAAATTCATTCACTACCAATATAAAAACGTATTACTAACAAGTCATCATGGCGATAAAGGCATCAAGCATCAACGCATCTATGAATATTTTACAAGAAATCACGCCAAACTTTGGGGCGACACCACAGCCCGATATTGTCACTTAGGCCACATCCACCACAAACAGCAGTCTGAGGTAGGTGGGGCCATGCTGTTTGAAAGCTGGAACAGCCTAGCAGCCGTTGACGAATACCACCACCAAGCAGGTTATGGGTCAGGCCGTTCAATGTCTGCCGTAATTTACGATCCAGTGTGGGGAGAGATTCAGCGGTTTAGAGTAGGAATAACCCAATTATACGATGAGGCAGCAGCATGACTATGATTATAGAGATTTTGAGAGCGCATGAATCCGTAGAAACTTACGCTTATAAATGTTCTGCTGGGAAAATCACTATTGGCGTGGGCCGTAACATCGATTCTGGTGGTGGCTTAGGTTTATCTGATGACGAGATTGATTACTTATTAGCCAATGATTTGCAACGTGTCGAAGCAGAACTACTGCAATCCTTTGAGTGGTATGACGATCTAAACGATGCTCGAAAAGATGCAATGATGGATATGTGCTTCAACATGGGCTTACCAAGACTGCGGAAATTCAAACGCGCATTAGCAGCTATGTCTGCAAACTTTTATGAGATTGCTGCGGTTGAGTTCCTAGATAGTTTATGGGCTAGACAAGTAGGTCACAAAAGATCGACCACCATTTCAGAAATGATTAGGACAGGGGAGTATTAACATGGGCTGGTTCTCAAGTTTAATGGGTGGCGGTATAGTTAGCTCGGTAGAAAAGCTGGCATCCGAGTTTATAGAAACCGATATGGAGAGCGCAGAAGCAAAGGCGCTAATGATTAAGACGCTAGATCCTAACGGTTTAATGAGGCGTGATTTGTCTAAATTCGCCTGTCGTGCCTATGGGTTCTATCTAGTGGCAATGGTTGGTTTGAGTTTCATGGTGGCGTTTAGTGTGGGCAATGTCGTAGGCGCTAAAGAAGCCGCAGAGATGATGGTCGGCTTATTCCTACCAATCACCACCTCATGGGCCGCTATCGTATCTGCCAGCTTCGGTGTTAATGCTGCCAATGTAATCAAGGGCCGCACTTAACTAAACTAATGCTTCTTTAATTAATTGATTTCGTTTTTTGTCTATTTTGTCATAAAGGTTTTGTGATTGAACAATGCCGCTACAAGCACCAGAAGATCGCTCAATAAAATACTTAGAACATTCCTTGTAAGACAATCCAACAGCACGAAGGTTAATTATTTTTCTCAACTCTTCACTGCTCCAAGTTACTGATTCACGCGCTGTAATATGCGATTTTATTTCTTTATTTGTTGAATGATCTGAGTTAGTTTCCCACTTATACGAACCTTTGGCTGTTGCTTTATCAGATAACATCATTACATCACTTTCAGAATAAATAATGCTTGAAAGATCATCTGATTTTCTTTTTGTAAATATTAAGGCTCCTTCTCTCCATATTTTTTGCATTGCTAAATCAAAATCTGAATCATTGTTCATTATTTCGTCCTTTTTGAGCCGTAATTACTTAGGATACACCAGCCCCAAAAATCACCATCAATACCATCAATGTAACAATCGTCCCAAAACAAGCCAGCTTTAAAGCCTTCACTTTTTAAAATCTGCAACGCAATCACAGCTTGCAGTGCGCCATCACTTACCCAATGCACATGACTGTCGGATAAATCAAACTCTTTTATTTCGTCACCATCTTCCCAGATAAAGCGATCATAATTAGACATTTCAATTCCGTCAGTTGAACATTGCGCATGACTAAACATTTTAAAGTGCTTCAAGGTTAGTTCAAGATTCATGTATCACCTCCTTATTAGCTGCATCGTTAAGCGCATTAGTCACCCACTCTGCCAGCTTTTTACCCTTAGCAGCATGAACCCATACCGCTTTCTGTTGTGGGGTGCAGCGTACCTCAAGGCGTGAGGACTTGGTTAGCTCTTTGCTGGCATTCTTCTGGCCTGTCATTCCATGCTCAATCATCATACGCCCCAAGTTCTTTCATGGTTAAATCTTGGTTTTCTTCAAGGTAAGATTTTTTATCTTGATAAACATACTTAACATTTTCTAACACTGCTTTAATTGTGTATTCGTGAATACATGAGGTGCCATTTAGATATTCATACCAACTAGGCTGTAAGTAGAGCCAAGTACCGCCACCATCAAGGCCATTACCATCATACTCGACACTTTTAAATTTATATGGATGCTTTTTCATAAGCCGATCAATCTGTTTACTCATGGTAATTCCTTTTAGTGGGGCCGTAGCCCCTTTATTAATTAACAGTCGTAAGGTACATCATTAAATTTATCGTAATCACGAACATCATCTATAGCACTTTTACCCCACGATATTTGCTTGGCTGCATGTTTAGCAGTATTAGGGTAGTAATAATTAAATAAAACTTTACGCATGGAGCTGATGTTATTGCTGTAACAAGCCCGCTCATAGTCACGATTATCATCGTCTAAAAAAATACGCTCATGGATATAGTCTGGCGAAATAAATAATGTTTGGGTATTCATGTGATGCTCCCTTGGGGCCGAAGCCCCTATTGTTGTTATGCTACCCGAATCCAAACTGCTAGGTCATTTCCTTGCTGATAAGCTTTCTTGCCGTCACGAGAAAAATAATTAAACATATCAATGTCGCCACTAACGTAAGTCCCATTAACACCGTAAACAAGGCCAATGTCTTTTCCGTAGTCTTTAGAAGAATCACGAACTACAATTTCCGTAATTGCATAAACGAAACCTTCTTTCAACATATGATCGCCAATTTTCATTTCAGTTGGCTCAATGCGCTTTGTGTTTAATAAAGTATTCATAATTAATTACCTTTTATTTATTAACTTGATTCAATAACTTAATTGTACGGACAAATTGAATAGATGTAAAGGGGTTTAGGAAAATAAATTATCTCGCCTAATATACAGTGGTTTGAAAGTAAATAAACCGCGTATTTATTGGGGTGTTTTTTTATAATTAGTTAGGCGAGGGGGTGGTATCTTGTTGATTTATAAGAAAAAACCTACAGATTGCAAATCCGTTTACCCCAGTTCGATTCTGGGTTCGGCCTCCATTATACGGGCGTTTCAGCGATAGCGGTTACTCTCGCCTAACACCGCCTAATATTTCGCCTAATATACAGTGCTGGATTTATATACAGTAGTTGGGTTATTTTAAGGTTGGAACGATCTTTATTTTGCGTGAATAATTTTGAGCTTGCGCTTCGGTCTTGTGACCTGAGAACTCTTGCAAGTTTCCTGTGTAATCACTTATTGATTTAGCCTTGATGTCGTGAAAATTAAAATCGTTTATCCACTCCCCAGTATGATTTTCCCAAGCCTCTTTTCTGGCAGCCGAATACCACTTAGCCATCGTTGTCTGCATTGGATGATTACCATTCTTATCTGCGAACACATATTTCATACTCATTACGGTCTGAACTGATAGGGCCAGATCAACAGCAGCCATTAGTCGTGGGTTCCACATCTTAATTTGTTTAGCACCAGTCTTGTTTTGGCGAATGTAAATACCCTCTTCACGCAAGTCTGCGCGCGTCAAATTCCAAACATCCCCTTGTCTGGCAGCGCAACAGTAACTTATCTCCATTGCAGCCGCTAACAGGGGCCACCTTGCATAAGCCTGCCCCAATACTTTGTTATACTCCCAATCCTCAATGTAACGCTCACGATGCGGCTCTGCGAACTTACGAACACCTTTACATGGGTTAGCCTTAACCTTGCCGTTCTCATACGCCCATGAAAACACAGCACTCATAAACGAGTGTTCGCGGTTTGCTTGAACAATTGTGGTCTTTGCTCTTTGATCCATGTAGCGTCTTATATGATGGGGCTGAATACGATGCTTATTTGTCTTAGAAAACACAAGACCCACCCGATTTCCATAACCTAAATAATCTTTCTTTGTCCTAGTGCTTAGTTTTAAATAATTAGACCCTGCGAAATACTCACGCATCAATTGAGCAAACGCGCCAGTGGGTTCTTCGCTCAAAGACACTGCTGCATAATACTTAGATAATATAATTTCTTTATCTTCTGTCAACGCACCCAACCTAACTGAGCCGCCAGACTTTGGGTGGTACTCATAAGACACCCGCCCCATGTAGCAGCGAGTAGGTAGCCATTCTGGCCCTTTGGTGCGTTTGCGAGGAGACATAATTAACCCATTGCCGAGAAGTCTGGTTCATGTTCTTTTAATCTTACTAGCTCTGATTCATTTTTGCGAGGCGGGTTATTGAACTCCCACCAAGTTAGGCGGGGCTTTCCGTTGCCGTTCTCAATAAATGTACAACCCTTATGTTTTAGCCTATCACACTGCTTTGACGCGGCTTTAAAACCCGTTCCTTCTTCTAAGTCATCGGAAGTCATAAACGTCATCATTGGGTGATTCATATTATTCATAGTGGTGGCTCCTTAATTAATTCGTGATACTTAGCCACCCAGTTAGCAGCAGAATTAGCGGCAGCATCAGCCTTAGCATAAGCAGCATTAGCAGCAGCAGCATAATAAGCAGCATTATAAGCGGCAGTAGCATTAACAGAATTAGCCTTTAATTCTGATTGACTAACTGAGTCATTATCAGCTAACCACTTTTTTACAAGTTCTATTTGTTTATTCACAGTGTTGGCTCGGTTTTGGTTCCGTCATATCGCAAAGTTAGCAATGATTCAGCCGCCTTTTCTACTTCGCTGCGACAATCCCAGTTTTCTACCTTAGTGCTTGGGCTTAATCCTAGCTTCACCCTGTCTTTGAACTTAGTAGGGGTGACAACTTTCTTGCCAAATATCCGATCAAAATTAGCTTTAAACTTTTCGCTATTGCCTCGGCTGGCTAATCGGTCGCCTGTAATGTCGTTAGTTGCTGTTGCTGCCATCATGATTACTCTCCTAGTAGTTACTACCAAAAAACCCAAATTAATGGGCTATGGCGGCGTCTTTCCGCAAAGTCATCTAAGAAAACTTGGCCATTCAATGAGAATACCTAGAAATACCTTTTTTTACCTTAGTAACAAACTATGTGCTAAAACGGTATATCGTCATCAAACGAAGCATCAAAGCCACCTTCCACTGCTTGCCTTGCCTGCTGCTGGTTCTGCGCCTGCTGTTGTGGTGCTTGCTGACGCTGCTGAGGCGCTTGCTGTTGCTGCCGTTGCTGTGGCGCTTGCTGCTGCTGCTGCGTACCACCTTCGCGGCTGTCTAGCATTTGCATTTCAGAAGCCACTATCTCAGTGCTATAGCGTTTTACGCCATCTTGTTCCCACTGGCGTGTGCGCAAAGAACCTTCCACATAAACCTTTGAGCCTTTCTTAACATACTCGCTAGCAATCTCAGCCAAGCGGTTAAAGAAGACTACGCGGTGCCATTCTGTACGCTCCTGAGCCTGCCCTGTTTGCTTATCCTTCCAAGATTCTGAGGTAGCTATACTAAGGTTAGTTACTGCCCCGCCACTGGGCATGTATTTTGTTTCTGGATCACCGCCCACGTTACCCACTAAAATAACTTTGTTTACACCCTTTGCCATGCTGTACTACTCCTATTTAATTTCTAATCGCTGACCAGATACTAGGCTAATCCCTTTAATAACTTCGCCAGCCTGAATTGCCTTTTTTAACTCTGCCTTATTCGCAGTGGTCGTTGTAATAACCTTAGTTGTGCGGTAATTCTCGTTTAGCGACTCAACATCAAGCCCACTTTCAATAATCACGGCTGCTGGCGTCTTTTTAACTTTTACGTCAAAGTACACGCCATTAACTGCGGTGAACCCGTTTTGAGTCATGTTTTGTAACAGGTATTTAGTTAGTCCCGCTGCATGGTTATCTAGTGACTTAGATCGTTTAGCCATATCTAGCATCGCGTTCTTGATAGACTCAGCCTGTGCTTTTGTGTTGCGAATATATGCCGCCACGCGCTTAATCTTTTCTGAAACTTCGCCCTCTAAACCTTCCATTGTGTCGAGAAAAGTATCTGCGTCTATGGCACCTGTTTGCTCCATATCGTAAAGTTCAGTTAATGCGTGGCTGTATTCTTTACTGACTTCAAATAGTGTTGTGTTCATGCTGCTACTCCTTCGTGTACCATTTCATTAATAGCAGTTTGCGTTTGGTTATTTAAACATTCCCAGACATTATCTAACTCTGTAGGGTCTATCTCATTCCATGCTTCAATGCATGCTCCTCTATCGTTATTCATAATCATTTTCATTAAGGCATTTGCAGTTTCATTTTTTGCTATTGTTTGTGTTTTTTTGGCCTCAGCTTCTACTTCTGGTAAATCTTCCCCAGCGTATATGTAAACTCCCAAGCCAACCATTGCCAAAGCTTTAACAAGTGTTCTCATTCTTGCCTTGTTAATGGCAGTTGATGATGGGTTAGTTATCGCTTCATTTTTATTGCCCATAACAGGCAACCACATGCTTCTCACAAGCGTTTCATCACCGTCAATAATGGTTAACTCACACGTTATTTCCATCGTACCATCGTTAAAAACGCGGTCAGTAAAGGCGTATGTGGTGTTAGGGTATTCAGACATCATGGCTGACCATGCCCAAGTCCAACTTAAATATGTAAACTTCCCCTTTACTTCTGTATTTTCATTAACATTTATAGTGCTAAGGTTTTCCCAAACTTTTTTTGCAATAGTCATTACATACCCCTTTGAACATTTTCATACATTTGCAAAAGCGCATTAAATCGGCTTTCGTATTCTTTAAAATCTTTGCTGCCAACCTTGTACGGATTGTAATTTTCTGCCGTGTCTTGGTAGTCAATGCCAGCTTTCATGCTGGGCGTCATAGTTATGTTATTCATAGATGCACCCCTGATAAAATTAAAATTATTATTAAAATGGCTAAGTCGTTCATGCTGAAATGCCTACCCAAAACCAAATTGAAATACTTGCCCAAATCAAACACCCAGCGGTGTTAATGATTAGCGTTTCTTTTGAGATATTCACAGATCCCCCTTCTGGTAGTCAGGCACAATATTAGAATTGTAGAAGTCGTTAGCAGCGGCATTCATTAGAGCCACTAATCCGCGCCATTTGGTTGCGGCATCGGCATCAGTGAGTGGTTCACCCTTTAGCGCGTCCATCTGTATAGCGTCATGGGCAATCTGGCGAGTGGAGAAGTCAATATGCTCAAGCAAGTCGTTAGGCTCAACACTTCCTTCTGGCGTTGTGAATGAATCCTGTGCGGTAAACTCAGCAATAAAATCTGAAAGATCAGGGGTTACGATTTGCCCACATTCATTACGATTGAAGTGCTTGTTAATTCTGTTATATGCGTTCATAGCTCTGCTCTTTTGTTACTGTGTATGCGTTCTAGTGTAAGTCAACTAACACTGCAAAGCAAGCAGAATAGATAAAATGAGTGGAAAAGTTAGTGTGAGTTGCTAAAAAATAGGTTTTATGAGGATTTACCGGGGAGTTTCAGGCTGTAATAAAGGCGGGGCCATTGATATTTTTGTAAAGTTTATTTAGTTAACTAGAGGGGGTCCAGTGTGCTTGTTCGCTAACTGGTTAAGTCCCATGGGAACTAAGCTAAAATTACAGACTGGCACGGGATTTGTCCGTGGCATTAAGTCGTCCATCCAGTCCGTGTGCACGATAAACCAAGGGTAAATGTCGATTTCTCGCATCCACGCTAGTTTTCTGCAGCGGGCTTTTGATTGGTTTAAGCTATTCATTATATTATTCAGCCATGTATGAGCCGACTATTACTCCTATTATTTTGGTATATTCGTTAAATTGTTGAATAGGGTAGGCCACATTAAGCGGCTTTAAATATTTTACACCCCCATCTAACACGTATTCTCTGAATACAGATTCATCGGTAAATGTATTAATTGCAATAACCCTATCTCCTGTTTTTGGGGTTTTTGTTTGGTCAATAAAAATTAGCGTTCCTTTAGAGTATGACCTGCCATTAGGCGCGGTCATGACATCATTTTTTACTTCTAATGCAAAAGAATTGTCCCCGATGTCGTAAGGGCATCCTACAAACTGGTCATTATCACCCATTTCAAATGAGCCTTTTATTATACTAGGCAAAGAACTCCAGCTTATTACTGGGAGTTTCTTTGTAATCGGTTGAAGTTTCAAACCTTTCAAGAGTCCAAGCTCGTCATCTGAAATCAATTGTTCAGTTGAGTACCCGAATGCTTTTGCTAGAGAAACTAAGGTATCGCCCTTTACCTCGGCTAGAGGGTTAGTTTCGATTTGGGCAATGCGCCCACGACTTAAGTTAGTTCTTTTTGATAAATCAAGTTGTGTCCAGCCCTGATCTTTCCGTAAACCTTTAACTCGCTTTCCGAGGTCTAACATTTTAAATCCTTTGCTATAAGTTGTTGTGGCTTTTTGCTTCTTTCTTGTAAGCCAGCTTACATGTTATTAGTGTTCAAGAGGTTGACAGCAGAATGTGCCTGCAGTAACATACCTTACATGAAAATACTTAAAGCAGAAGCCGTAGACACATTCGGTGGTGTCACAAAACTAGCGATTGCTCTTGGAATTCAGCACTCAGCCGTTTCTCAGTGGGGCGAATACGTTCCTGCTTTGCGCGGCTACCAGATTCATGAGCTTCTAACTCAAACAAATCGAACTGCTCAGTCAAAGGTGGCGTAATGACTGAAAAGTATAAAATGACCGTTAACTTAGATTTAGATAAAGATCTAGTGTTTGGCAAGATGTGTGCCGCATTAGGGGTATCTAAAACTGAACGTATAAATTTACTCATTTCTCAAGACCTCGAATTCCATAAGCGTTTACATCATGAATTATCTGATGCTTTCCCTGTCATCTCAAAGGATGTTCAGAGAATACGTGAGAGGGGCTTAGGGTGAACCTCCTTATTTCTGAACCGCCATTGCAGATCCTTCCACAGTTCGCCCTCAAGGTTGGATTGAACGAAGCGATTCTTGCGCAGCAAATTCACTACTGGCTATTGAAGTCAGACAAGGTGCGTGACGGTCAGAAATGGATATATAACACTCAAGACGCATGGCTAGAGCAATTCCCGTTTTGGTCTAAAGCTACCCTCAAACGTGTAATAGCCAGCCTTAAAAAGCAGGGAATTATCGTTACTGGCAACTACAACAAAATGAGCATGGATAGAACAATATGGTATTCAATTAACTATTCTCATGCAGCCTTATCTAGTGTCATAAGCAATCATCAAGAACCTGTAAAACAGCTTGAAAGCCAGATAGATCAACCATTAGCTCAAAATGACCTCAGTATAAGCTCAGATTGCACTCAACATAAGGTCAATATGACCCGCTCTCATAAGGTCAATATGACCTCAGCAATACCAGAGACTACAGAGACTACTACAGAGACTACAACAGATATAAAAGAAGATATTGATTTTGGGTATTTAACAGCTTCTGAATTTAGGGAGTTAACAAACATACGAATTGATAATTATAAGGCTCAAAAAAAGAAAGCTCCTGCCATGAGCCAACGAATTGCCAACACCCTAATCAACCAAATCAGTTTAGCGATAACAGCTAACTATTCTATTGACGATGTTTTGAATGAATTCGCTACACGAGGCTGGTTGTCAATCAAAGCTGAGTGGATGCAATCAACTGCAAGCAACAAACCCAAAGAAATCATGGTAAGCGGATCTGGCTTTAACCAGAAGCAAATCAAGAATCAAAACTTAACATCAGCAATTTTAAACCCAGAACCTTGGTAAACAACAATAATCACTTTAAAGGACTAAACATGATTTCAGGCGAAAACGTAATAACAACTAACCCAGCACTAAAGAACGCAGTCACAGCCTCAATCGCTGCTGGTAGCCGAAGGGTTACTGAGAAGAACAGACAGTTAGCCGTTGATAACGAGATTAAGTTAATGCGCTGGCACCAAGAGGCCGGCCACCAAACACCCGAAGAATTCGCCCGTTCGGTTAAAACTGTTCAGATGCTTAAAAAAGAACATCGCAGATTCAACCTTGCAAGAGGCTTCCAGAGTCATGCGGATTTATACCTATGAAATATTACCTAAAGCCACTAAGCCCTAAAAGCCTGTATGACGAGTTGATTGGTGATTACAAAGGGCCAGTAACCAAGGCTGGCTGGGGTGAGTCAGGCGGCTTAACGCACATCATCAAGTCACAACTTAATCCATTAGCTCGTAAGAAGTATTACAAGGAGAGGGCAGCATGATCCACGAAAACAGCCAAGCAGCATATCACTGTGCTGATCGTAAAAAGAACGCTGAATCACAGCAGGCCGAAATATTAAAAATTGTTAAAGAAAATCCAGAGCTAACGTCAAGTGAAATATCGCTAAAAACAAAAACATTATTCGCTGTCTGGAAGCGTTTGCCAGAGCTGCGGTCTCAGGGCCATGTTCACAACCCATACACTCGCTCATGTGAAGTGTCAGGTAAAAAAGCAATGGTATGGGCTGTTGCAGTATGAGAATACTTGACCTAGATGAATGTAAGGTTGTAATTAAAAAGATTAATTCTGGCGTTGCTGCAAAGGTTATTGCCAAGAAGTTTGAAGTGGATCTTTACGATATAACCCTAATAAATCGGTGCAGGTCGAGCAAGTTTCCGCTAGACGACTATAAGTTAATTGATGACCCGAATTACAGGCTAGAGGCTATCGATCATAAGTGCAAAATTGCCGAGCCTACAGGCAAGAATTTAGGATCGCAAGGATGGGATATTCGCATGAGCATGAAGCTATCACGGCTACCTATGAGTGCTTGGGCGGCTGCTTTATGAATAATCAGGTGCCGAAATACAATGTCGTTAGTTTTAGTGGAGGTAGAACTTCGGCGTATATGATTCATAAGATACAGACAATGGTGTCACAAGGCGCAATAGATAACGTCAAATATGTGTTTATGGATACTGGCGCTGAACACCCCAAGACCTACGAGTTTATAAGGAATGTTGTTAAGCACTTCGATATAGATTTAGTGTGTATCCGCGCTGTAATGACCACCGAGGTAGGTATTGGCCCTAAGTTTAAAGAAATAAGTATCGATGATATTTGTGATGATTATGGCCCGTGGAAAGAAATGATGAAGTGTTATAGCACTCCATTTATTCACGGGCCTATGTGTACTGACCGTATGAAGACAGCCCCATACAAAAAATATTGCGACCAGACTTTTGGGCGTAATAATTACACCTCATGGCTGGGCATTAGGATCGATGAACTAAGGCGATTAAACCCTAAGAAGGGCTACAGGTTTTTGGCTGAAATATCGCCTATGGATAAACAAGACATTCTAGGATGGTGGAAGGATCAGCCGTTCGACTTAGGTATTGACGAGTGGCTAGGCAACTGCGTGTTTTGCATTAAGAAAGGCGTTAACAAGATTGCCCTTGCTGCCATAGACGAGCCTGAACTAGCTAAGGAATTTTGGGACATGCTTAACACTCAGCCTATACGGATTATTGAGACAAGAGAAGATGCCCCACTAATTATGTATCGCGGTAATAACACATTCCAGAGCGCACAAGATTCGTTTGCAGATTTCAGTAGGGACGAGATCTTATCTAGGATGCGAGGGAATAATGGTGGATGCGCTGAAAGTTGTGAGGTGTTCGGCTGTCAAGGTGACTTATTCAAGGAAAGCGAAGGGGCGGTAGCATGAATGGTGAACACTGGACAGTAAATAGCGATACAAGCCTAGAAAACTTTATTAAGCACTTGCGCGAACTTTACGAATTAAAGAAGTACGTGCAGGTGAAATGGTCAACAGATAAGGCCATTACTGGGACGCAACGTAACTCTGTTTACTTGTACTGTGACCTACTGGCTAACAATTTAAATGATCGCGGTTTAGATATGGTCAGCACGTTGCAGTCAGGTGTGGAAATCCCGTGGTGTAAGGATAGTGTTAAGAAACACATCTGGGCAAAGATTCAGCAAACAAAATACGAGAACAAGTCAGTTAATCAGCTAAAGACGCATGAAGTGAGCGAGATATACGATGTGATTAACCGCCACCTGTCTGACAAATTTGGTGTTCATGTGCCATTCCCTAACAGAGACAGGTAATGGCTAATACAAAGAAGAAGTGCAGGCATTGCAAAGAGTTTGTTTTAGCTGAATCAGGGGTAACTGTGCCGCTAGGCTTCTTCTGCAACAGAGATCATGCACTAGAACATCAACACGCGAAAGCTATGGCTGCTTTGAGCAAGATACGCGCTAAAGCTATCCAGTTAGCCAAGAAAGATATAAAAGCCCGTAAGCAGGCCATTAAGAGCTTAGGGGAGCTACACAAAGAAGCGCAACCAGAATTTAACAGGTATATCCGATTACGGGATAGGGGACAGCCCTGTATTAGTTGCCAGAGACACCACACAGGACAGATCCACGCAGGGCATTACAGGTCGGTAGGGGCAGCAGCAGAGCTTCGGTATGACGAAAGCAACGTACACGCTCAATGTGCGCCATGTAATAACCACCTATCGGGTAACGCTATTGATTACCGTATCAACCTAATTAAGAAGATCGGGATAGATGGGGTAAAACTATTAGAGGGGCCAAATGATCCAGCAAAGTATAACCGTGAAGACATTATGGCAATTAAAGCGAAGTACAAACTCAAATACAAAGAGCTTGAAGCTCAACAGGAGTTGTTATGAGTGATAAACAGCATGACATAATTATGGAGGGGGCAAACATCATCGCTTTGCTGATTAACACAGTGATTGATGTGGAGTATAGGCCGCGCAATGAAGAAGACGATCTATTGATGGAAAAGGCAGAAGAATGGGTTGATGAAAATGGCCCGATTTCATTAGATTTAACGGAGTATTAAAATGGCACGACCAACGAAGTACACGCCAGAGCTATTAGCAAAGGCTCAAGATTACCTAGATAATGAAAGTAACTCATTTCCTAGTCACATAGGGCTGGCATTTGAGTTAGGCATATCTAATTCAACCTTGTATGAGTGGATCGGAAACGAAGATAAGCATGAGTTTTCGGACATCGCAGAGAGAGTTATGCAACGTCAGTACATTAGCCTTACCACTAATGGCCTAGACGGTACGTTTAACGGTGGTATTACAAAGCTAATGCTAACCAAGCATGGTATGAGCGACAAGGTTGACCAAACTAGCAGTGATGGCTCAATGACACCACCAACAACGATTAATCTGGTTGCGAAGGAGTTTGAGAATCTTTAATGACAGAAATTGATATTGAGTTGCCGCCTAAGTTGGTTCCAATCTTTCAAGGGGAGGCAAGATACAGAGCCAGTTTTGGAGGCCGAGGCGGGGCAAAATCAAGAGCCTTTGCCATGATGACTGCTGTATGGGGCTACAAGTTTGGTAAGAGTGGCAGATCAGGCCAGATCTTATGCTTACGCCAGTATATGAACAGCCTTAGCGAGAGTTCATTCGCAGAGATTAAGAGCGCAATACAGGCAGTGCCATTTTTAAACGATTATTATGACTGTGGCGATCATTACATCCGCAGCAAGGACGGACGGATCAACTACAGCTTTGCAGGCTTAACACGCAACATCGACAGCATTAAATCCAAGGCCCGTATCATCCTCGCATTCATTGACGAAGCTGAGACAGTGAGCGAAGAGGCTTACATGAAGCTACTGCCATCGATACGTGAAGAGAATTCAGAGTGCTGGGTGATATGGAATCCACAGTCTAAGGAATCAGCCACGCATAAACGATTCAGATTAAACACACCCGAAAGCTGCAAGATTACCGCAATCAATTGGCAAGATAACCCGTGGATGCCCAAAGTGCTTACTGAGCAGCGCCTAGAAGACCTAGAGCAACGCCCAGACACTTATGGGCATGTATGGAACGGAGACTTCTTAGAGTTTCCAGAAGGGGCTTTCTGGCTACGAGAGATTAACAAGGCTCAAGCTGATGGACGCATATCTAAACTGCCAGTAGTGGAAGCACATCCTTGCATGACGTTTTGGGATATTGGAGCAAGTGACGGTTGTGCCATCTGGGTAGTTCAGCAGGTAGGGCTAGAGTTCAGGTGTATCAACTTCTACGAAGCATGGGGTGAATCATACTCACACGCTGTGAAGTGGATCAAGAGCTTGGATCTAGTGTTTGAGGATATGTATCTACCGCATGATGCTGACCATAAGCGCCAAGGACAGACTAATAACAAGTCACCTAAGCAGATGCTAAAGGAACTAATGCCTAGCTCTAACTGGCGAATAGTGCCACGCATTCAGGACATTTTATGGGGTATTCAACAAACCAGTGACGTATTCCCGTACTTGTACATTGACGAGGACAAGTGCGCTAAGGGGCTAGATCACCTCAAAGCATACAGGCGTAAGTGGTCAAATAGTGAGCAACGCTGGTCACACATCCCAGATAAGTCTGAGGGCCACAGTGAGGCTGCTGACGCATTACGACAGCTAGCACAAGCCTTTGCAGCGGGTGATCTTGGGCGTTCTAAGAAAAAACACAAAGGAGCGTTAAAACGCAATGTTAAAGGGCTAGCATAATATGGTATAATGCGCTAACAATTTGTAAGGTGCGCCATGATGACAAGTAAGCCTAAGAAAAAGCCAGCTAAGAAACCTGCTAAAAAGCCAAAGAAAATGGCTTATTAACAATGGCTATTGAGTACAGGGGTGAGAAGTTTGCAGGCTATAACAAGCCCAAGGCTTCAGCTAAAGGTACAAAAAGCCACGTTGTACTTATCAAAGATGAAGGTAAAGACCGCATGATACGCTTTGGTGAGAAAGGTGCTAGCACAGCAGGATCACCCAAGGCTGGTGAGTCAGCCGCAATGAAAGCTAAAAGGGCTAGTTTTAAAGCTAGGCATGGCAAGAACATAGCCAAGGGCAAGACTAGCGCAGCTTATTGGTCTAATAAGGTTAAGTGGTAGGAGAATTAACTTGAGCCTGTACAGAAACATAGCAGCTAAAAAGAAACGCATTAAGGCTGGCTCTGGCGAAACTATGAAGAAAGCAGGGGCTAAAGGTAGACCCACGGCTAATGCTTTTAAACAGGCAGCTAAGACAGCAAAGCCCGTAACAAAAAAGGCTAAGAAATAATGAAAGGCGTTAAACATTATTTAAAGAACGGCACCGAGCATAAAGGCGCAATGCACAAGACTAATGGAACACCCATGACAGGGGCTAGGCACACTAGCACCAGTAAAGACCTGTTTCACAAGAAAGACTTGTCGGCAGCAGTTAAAAAGCGAATGGCTAAGTAATGGGTTTATTAAATGACTACATGGCCCAAGTTCAAGACTACAAAAAAGCTGGGTCTATTGGTGCTGGATTGCTTGCAGACAGGCCAGACTTGTCTTTAGGAAAAAGCGGTTTGCTTAGTCAAATGCAATCAGCAGAAGCTAAGTATATGGAGCGAGTAAACGACCCTGTACCTTATTACCGACAGAACCCAGAAGCACAAGGAATATTAAGCGTATCTCCTGAGTTAGATCTCTTGGATATGCTTACTGGTGGCGGCAAGATGGCTATGGTTGCTGCAGCTC